AATAATATTATCATATCAATATAACAAAATGAACTCCCAAGAAAATATAAAAATATTTAAAAAAATGAGTAAATGGTTAAAAATACTTAATTTAGATAAAGAAGCATATAATCATACATTATATAACTTATATTTTACATGGTGTGGATTACGAACCGCTTGTTTAATTCATACAGTTGGACCAAAAAGTTCCGAATTTGCTGAAACATTTGGTCTTGGATTCAAAGAAGGACCTTATTTTGATATACCAGGAAATAACTTTATCTATTTCATCAATAAAAAATTTATTAAAAAGTTTGAACCACTTTTTCAAAGATTAGAAGATACATACATACTTCCAAACCCAAAATCAGAATATTTTGCTCCTGAAATTAACATTGAACGCGCAAAAATAATCGGAACAATATTAGGATTTGATAAAAAATGTGTTATAAAAGTAAATCGAGTTCAATGTGAGAATGACATTTGTATTTTTTTCTATGTTCATCCAACTATAAAATATACAGAACTTTCAGAAGTATTCTCTTATACAGGCAATATAAATACACCAAATTGGATAAGTTATCCGATTGAACTTATGAAACGCTCAAAGAAATATTTAGAACCAGTCGGATTAAAACTTGGGTTTAATGTAATGGACTGGTCTTAAAGAATAATTCTAAAAAAACTTAATATTATTTACACCTTTTTACATTTCAAACGCCGATTTTTAGACAGGTAATTTTTTAATATCTTACTTTATATTATAATGAATAAATTATATATTTTATTTCAAGGTTTCGGTCAAACTATAAATGAGTGGAATGATAAACCAACAAATTTTTTATTAAAATTAAGAAAGAAAGGCACAGTTTTTATTTATCAAAATAAATGGATAGAACAACATAATGATTATCCGTTGTCATATTTAATGATGGATGGTTTCATTAAAGATGTATATTTAAATTTAATTAAACAAATACCAAACGCTCATAGTTTTACATGGATACCAATTGGAGAAAGTTTTGGAGGTTGTTTTGCGTTAACTTTCAGTATATTTTTTAAGAAACAATGTAATTGTTGTGTATTATTGGATAATCCACCTTATTTTACTTTAAATAATAATAAGAATAGAATTAAAATGACAGAAGTTATGATGGGTAATAAATTTAAAATTTTAACAGAAATACAATTCCAAAAAATTAAACAAACAAATCCTGATTATTTACTTGATTATGGCGTTATTTCCTTTGCGAAATTTATACAAAAAAATATTATAGGTAAATTGTTGCCTGTTAAAATTTTAGGATTTTATAATATTGCTTTTCCGGATGTATATGAAAAAGAATTTAAAATTAATCATAATTCGGCATTGTTTGATGAAATTAATAAATTACAAAAATTAAATAATGATAATTATAATTATTATTTATTTGTAAATGCAGGTCATCTTATATATTTAGATAAAAATGCTGTCAATAGTATTTTAGAAAAGATTTAATTAATCGGCATTTGAAATGTAAAAAGGTGTAAAATAACAAATAAAAAAACTAATTAAACACCGACACAACAATCCTCATTTATTTGATAATGCATATACTTTTCAATGTCCGCAAAATTCGCGGAGGATAATATTTAATATCATCTGAAACTATATAATTTTCCGTGTAGTGTATATTTTTACAGGATAGTAATCCGGTTATACTTACTTCTATAATATTATAATTCATATCATAAACAACCGCAATATATCGAATATTGTTCTTCAACAATTTCAACGTTTCGCGAACAGTGTTTTTTGATGTTGGGAATTTCCACGCGCCATTGCTAGCCTGCGACAAAGGGCAATTCCCATTTTTGCTGCACATTGTTTTCACTTGCACATATGTGCCACAATTGTCACAACATAAATCAACTCCTGGATAATTCATTTGTTTTTTGTTTAAATTTGTCCATGTTATGCGACCACACGATTCACAAGGAATGGTATTGCAAATGAACTCTTCTCCGGCATCCCCGATTGCGTGTTTTGATAATACCTCAAATTCGTTAAATTGTAATTTATGTTTTGACGCCTTTTGTCTTGGTGCCCTTTTTGCCACTTTTTTTGAACCAATCTGCTTGGTGTTAGTTTTGGTACTACTAGGAATACTTGTCATTTTTTCGAAATTATAATAAATTCGTTATTCTTTTTGCTCACATATACACCTCTTTTTTGTTTCAATTTTGTAACAAAATAAAATTGAAACGGTTTATATTGTTTAATCATAACAGTAAAATTGAAATATCGTACCACGCCATCATACCAAGAGTGCCAATGTTCGTGTCTATGCTACCAATTACAATGTTATCTGTATTATATGTGGTATGGGTGTATTGGTGTATTAGTTATTCCATCTAAACGCATTATTGTAACAATTAATTATTTGTTATATTTTTACAAATTTAACAAATAATTATTTGTTAAATTTATATTATTATATATTATTATATATTATTATATATTATTATATATTAAACAATATATTGAATAGTCTGTTTATTAAATGACAAAAAAGGTAATAATAATAGGTGGTGGTATATCTGGATTAACAACAGCACACGAGTTAATAAAGAAAGACTTTGATGTTCATTTATTTGAAAGTTCAATGGATATAGGTGGCATTGCAAAATGCATAAGAAATAAATATGGTATAATAGAAGAATATTCGTGGCGAGCTTATGGTTCATTTTACAATAATTTTTTTGATATCGCAAAACAAATACCTATTTATAATTCCCATGAACCATCACATCCATTATTAAAACATAATAACAATAATAAACCTTGTGTAATAAATAATTTATCACATAATAAACTTAATTTCATACTATTTAACAATAATGATAGATATGATGATAGATATGGTGATAAAAGAAATCTTGACTACACTGAATATATAAAAGGGTATTATGATATTTTAAAATATATATGTTCTAATAATCGACGCGAAGAAGATGCGAAAATATTATTAAAAGATTATATTATTAAAAATTATAATAAAAAATCATATAATATAATTATAAATCATATGTGTGGTCCTGGATTAGGATTTGACCAATATACTGTTAGTAAAAAAATACTATTAGATACTATTTCAAATATAATGCTAAATTCAAAGTTAGATGCATATAGTAACTGGCTCATTTCAACGCGTTCACCAACGGAAGGATGGTTTGAACCTTGGAAAGAATATTTGACAAACCATGATAATTTTAAATTATACTTTAATTATACTTTAATAAAAATAAATAAAACAAATGATAAGATAACATCATTAACTATGAGTATTGGTGGGCACGTTCAAGACGTGTATGCTGACGAATATGTTATTTCAATAAATCCATTTAATTTACAGAATATATTAGTTAATAGCAATCTGACAGTTTTACAAGAGAAAAATGAAAAGGTAACTAGTAAAAGTGTAAATAATCAAATAAGTTTTAGATTCGGATTTATTAAAAAAATTAAATTTCACGTAGAAAATGCTTGTATTACGTTCTTAGATTCTTTGTTAAATATTACAATACAAATAGTAGATTCATGTTGGAACAAAGATGTAAGATTAGACAATAGTGGGAAAATAAAAAGTTTATGGAGTGGGACGATTGTGGATTCTACAAGTATACTTCCAAAATATAACAAACAAATCATTGAGTTGACAAGAGAAGAACTTATAGAAGAAGTAAAAAATGAAATATTTATTTCGAAAAGTTTCAATGATTATATTTATAAATATAATAACTTTTATCTTACGCGGGATGATATATACTATGAAGAATTATTTAATCAATACGAATACATAGACGGAAAACTAGAAAATCTACACAATAAAAAATGGGTAAATGATATTTACAATGATTCATACAGCATGGAACAACAAACCGAATATACAAATATGTATATTGGCGGTGCCCATACGAAAACATCTTTAAATAAATATTCCATGGAAGCAGCCACTGAAAGTGGTAAAATAATTGCGAATCATATTTTGACAAAATATAATTATGATAAATGCTACCATTATGTATTTAATAATAAATATGGTTATCAGTTAGATGACTTATTGTATTCTATTCACGGTCCAAGTATAGTAAGCGTACTACTTGTATTTATAATATTTTTAATAATTTTAATGTTAATTAAATTATATTTAAATAAATATAAACAAAAAATAAAATATAATAATAAATTTAAAAATACATACAGAAAAAGGTCATTGAAAAAATAATTTTTAATACATATGATACTTTTAATATTATAGATTATAATTTTACTTGTAACAATATAAAATTGAAACGGTTTATATTGTTTAAACAATATAGTAAAACTGTAATATTCTATCGCAACGCCGCTCCAATGCGCCCTCTCAAACTTGTGAAACATACCGACCTTATACCCGGAAGGAAATACCTGATTCAAGAAAAACGACCCGAATATGCACATCAAAAATTCAAAGGCACATTTGTAAGAAATGATTATCCAAAATCTCCTGTTCATTGTACTATAACCCACTTTACAAATGTCACTTGCATAGGTAATTATAGCTCTTCAGACCTAGGACTTCAAGATATATATTGGAACTATTATGAAGCAGATGCAGTTGCGCTAGCATATACAAACATGGTTCTTCGCGAGATTATAGGTGATGAGTCGTTTACAATGTAAGATTTAAGAATTGCAATCTTGAATCGGTTTTTCAACAGCCACATACTCATATTCCTCAAAAATAAATGATGTCATTGTTCCTGTATTATCCGTCTCAAAATCTACATTAAATCCGCGTTCTTTAAACCATTCTTTAAATTCATTAAAAGCTGCCCAATATTTTACATAACCACCAAACACCATCATTTTCAAAACATTTTTAATATATCTTTCATCAACCACACAACATTCGCCACATTCACCTGCATCGCTACTCACTAACGACCCCATCATTAGCAAATATTCAATATCAATATTCTTGTCAAACCGTTCTTTAAATGTTGCAATGATTCTGTTAAATGAAAATCCTTCACAATGTCCACCAAATCCAAAAAATTCTTCATACTCATATCGATGAATCTGTTTTATAGGCCGATGTAAATATACCACAAATGGTTGCTCAAAAATAGTTATATTAATTTTAGCGGTCAAAACATATGCCTCAGTGTATGCATTATATGTCTCTTCCCATAATAAATTTGGATGTTTCTCCAGGAATTTTTTCGAAAAATCGTCATCAATAGTTGAAATCATACACCCACGTTCTGTATAATATTTACTTTTCAAATCTTTGAATTTTGTAATAACATCAATATATGTAGTTGTAATAGCTGGAGCTGCTTCTTCCATTTTGTTATGTGTGTTTGCTACATAATATCAGATTAATCTTTTTATATAGTTTAGATATATTGATTAGATATATTGATTAGACGTTCAAAAATAATATAATATATTTATAGTATATATTTATAGTATATATTTATACTATATAGTTCATATAATGCATAAAACAGCAAAAAGATGCCGTCTTGTAAGGGGAAGGAAAGAAACGTGTTGTATCAACCCTAAACGCGGATTTTGGTGTTGGAGTAAAAAAACGAAAAAGCGTGTATGGCGTAAAATGAAGCGTGCTTGTTGTAAAAAATAATTATATAAATAATTTAAATAATTAAATTAAACATAATAATTGTTTTATATGGTTAAAAATACCCATAATAATAAAGACTATAAAAAACAATTAACTCAACTAAGGGTGTCGTCATACCATCATCATCGGGTGTTACTCGTTCACCACCCATTAACTTATTTACAACTTTAATATTTGTTATTGTATGTAATGAGGTTTCAACAAAATTAAATAATGCGTGAAGTCCAATACACCAATATAACCCATAATGAAGATAACCATATCCTAAAATAATACCTGTAATAAAAGCAACTATACCATATTTAAATGAACATTTTACATGAACATATCCAAAAACTAAAGCCGATAAAAACACACAAATATTCGTATTTAGAAATTGTTTTGTTACACCGATCAATAATCCGCGATATATTAATTCTTCCGAAAAACTCGTCATTGTCATTCCTGTAAATATAGTTATAAGATTTTTGGTTGTATCGCATACCGTGTTGTGTTTAAAACCGTTAAATGATGAAAACCCAAAAATGATATTAAAAATATATGAAAGCGCGGATATACCACTCCCAACCAAAGATCCAAACCCAAAAAATGAAGGTTTGTCGTCTGTAATTGTATTTCTAACTTTTGGAGCGTCTTGTGGCAATGTAAGATTGATAAACTTAATAGTTAGCAAGTATAATACAATAGCCATTACAAAATATGAAATACGAACACAAAACGTGCTATTCATTTTTTCACATAATCCATAATTAGTTTGGGTTATATAATGAAATGGTAAATCTTTGATATAATTATATATATTGTACGCAACAACCACGATTACATAAATATATAAATTTGTAAACATTTGGTATAATATTATATTACTATTATACTACTATACTACTATTTTATATTAACATTTTATTAATATTTTATCCAAAGTAATAAATATCGATAAGCATATTTTGCAAGTGTATCAATAAATTACATATTACACATTACCTATTACATATTACATATTATTACTAAAAAAGTAATAATATATTCTGCGATTTATCGCACCGCTTCATAATGTGCCGCCTGCTTCAAATAAGCCCCCGTACGAACATACTAATCAACTCCGGTGTCGATGTATCAAATCCAGCCAAGTTCAATGTATTCTTATCCTTCGGGTCAGCGATTGTCAACTGGTTTGCGACCATCCCAACCACGATCAGCTTTGCATCGATTCCTGTTACCCTGCGATACTGCTCCAGTGCTACTTGAGGATGAACAGTCGGTGCATATGTTTCACTGTCCGTGTATACACAAAATACGTCAATTCCAACCCCATTATGAGTATACATTTTGAGCGCCTCGGTCATTGGTAATGCGCAATCTGTAGCTCCAAACGGCACATCTGTGGCTTTAATTGCATCCTGAATTGTCATTTCGGGGCGAATCTTCCCATTGAAATTGTAGAATATATTACTGAATCCATAAATGTGTACATTTTGTGCCCCCTCAGCATATAGTGTCATCATCGCCATCGCAACCGAACCTTCACGTGGTGTAATATTTTTTGCACCAGCGCACATACACATCGACATACTTCCGGATACATCCAATCCAATCATAAACCTCTTCCCTGTCGGTGTGATATTTCCAAACGCCTGCCTAAATGTCGTCGAGAGTGCAGTCGTGATGTAAGAATTTACAGGCCATGTCATTGAACCAAGGTCGCCCTTTCCTTGTGAATATGTCTTCATTCCGACCAATACTTGAAGCGGATGAATCTTTGAGTCCTTGACATTTTTAGCATCAGTCAACATTTTAATAATATCCTGCGATCTTGATGATGCAACTCCGACCTGTGACAGTTTTCCGAGATTGCGAACCAATGCTGTCATTCCCATTCCAGTGAGAAGTGTATTCCAGATTTGCGGCGTATTTAGAAGCTCCGTCGGCAAATGTTCACGCTGAATTTTTTTGTTTTGTTCCATAATTGCAATGGCTGTGGTCGTGTCCTTCTTTTCGCCGGTCTTTGCCAGTTCAATCAATGCCTTCAGAAACCTGGCAGTTGCCACGAGAGGGTCTTCGACATCACTTGCGCTCTTTGCTATTACTACCGATGTTGGAGGTGTAGGCGTAGGCGTAGGTGTAGGTGTAGGCGTAGGTGCAGGTATAGCAGCTTCTACCATCTCAACTCCTGACAATACATATATTTTATTTGCAGGGTTGTATGAAATATCCTGCAACGATTTCGCTGAAGAGATTGCTTTGCCTCCATACCATAGAACCATATTCCCAAATGGAGCAACGCCCATATCAGCAAGTGTAGTCTTGACATTATGTAACTTCTCGGAATCATCAACTCTAAGTTTTATAAGCTCACCAACCATTGAGCTTTCTGGGTGGACTACCTCAAATAGAACAAGTACCTTTTTAGATACGGATGCAAGTGCTGGTGCTGGGGCCACGATGCCACCACCCATAACAGACCCAATAAATCCTTTGCCCTCTACTAGAGATTCTCTGTCAGGAGTTGGAATAGCCATCAATCGTTTAAGAAATTCAGTCCTCTCCATTTTTGCCGGAAGCGTTGTAGCCACAATCCCTTTCGCCGGATTCGCCTCAATCTTGCGTTCAGGTTTGTCTTTTTTCATAATCCATTCCAGTACAAGTCGCCCTCCATCATCTTTCATTTGCGCAGGATTGATATGGAGCAGTGAAATCAAATCCTCGTGTGTCCATCCTTCACGATTTTTATATTTTGTCACCAGAACTGCCAGTTCTAAACCGCCACGCGATGTATAATATTCAGTCAAAACACGTCGCACACCCTTCCCAAATCCCTTCCCTGGTTTCGCCTTGTCTTGCGAGATGTCGCGAATATACTGCACAAGCATAAATAAGTGAGTGGGAATACGACATACCTGATTGATTGCCGCCAGCGCCTGTGCCTTACACGTCTGGTCACGTGCAAATACAATTGCCGCTGCTAGCGACATCATTGTCATTTCCTGTTTCGGTGCTCGTGCATTCACAGAGACATCGATGATATCCCGAATCAAGTGCTCGCACGTAGCAGGCAACGATACAGCCGCCATAATACACCTTGAAATCGTAGTGGCGATAGCCCCGCCACATTGATAGAAACTTCCATTGTCCGACTTGCTTCCAATAATCAAGTATCGCATCCACTCTTGTTCGAGAGGCAGAGGGAACGAATATCCACCCGCATTGTTTGCAACCTGTCCTGGTAGTCCAATAGTTTGCGGAATTTTAACACGCGCCGCTGGATTATTGTGTGCAGACATTGCTGTCTTTAATGCAGAACCGCCTTTGCTTTTTGAACCACCTTTGGCTCCTGATTTGCTCTTGCTCTTTCCGGCCATTGTTGGTTACAAAGACGATAGTGTGAGGGAGGATGACGAACTGTTTGTATTGTTTGCTTATTTATTATAACCATCTTTATTTAAATCAATTTTCTATATATTATATCGCCGACTATAGTAGTAACCTATACAAAAAAATAATATAACAGATGCAGATATTATTAGAACTATATACGCAGTTGTTGCAGGATTTATTACAGAAAGATTCATACTACTATATATATGATTTTATTTTTATATGAAAATACAAATATTTTATAATTTACGTTTACAATTTACGTTTACAATTTACGTTTAAAATTTACGTTTACAATTTACGTTTACAATTTACGTTTAAAATTTACACTGATAAATTTTATATTTTAAATCCCAATTTTTCTTATATTCGCTAAGAATAAGACCATTATTTCTATGGTATTCTGTATCCGCGTGAGCACTTGACGGAACGCGCCAATTTCCATACAATTGTTTCAAGTATAGCCCTGGATCTTTTGGAATCGGATATTCTTTACCGTTCATTGTAGCAGTTTCTAATAGAGGGAATGCAGGATTCGCATAAATATCGCAATAATTTTCGGAACTATCCTCTGTTAAATATACGGATATCAGATTACCGCCCGAGTAATCAGGAAATCCTTTATATTTTCTTTTTACTGTTAGTCCATACTTTGGGAAGTCAACAGCTGTTAAGAGTTTATCCCACGCTGATAAATGAATTGTTACATCTACATCGGTATCGTGACTTAATATTCGCCCTTCGCGAATACATCCAAGAAGCGTACCGCAATCCAAATAGAACGGTATATCACTTTCTTTAAGAGCGAGTGATGTGGCGTCTAATAATTTATAAAAATTTTGGACCCTCTGTTGGGTTTTATATGCTTCAATTCTCGACCTATTGGCTAACTCTTTTTCTAAATTAGGGTTGTTAGTGTTGTTAGGGATGTTATTTATTTGTATTTTAGCAGGCGCTATTATAGGCACATGGAGTGCCATTTTAGGTACAGATTTATTGAATTTTTGTTGTTGATTGCCTCGCGTGAGTGGCTTATATTTAACATAACCATAAAAAGATGTGAAAATATTTTTTAACATTTTTATATTTAGATATATTTATTTTTAGTAATATACTTAAATCCGAATAATCGCGGTGCGGTAAATTTAATATGTTTTTATACCTCAATAATAATAATAATAATAATAATAATAATGGCAACGCCGATTGAAGCGAAAGATACTAATAATGTTGATTTGGATGCGGATGAAGATAAATATTTAACTACAAAAAAACGTAATCGGAAACATAGTGCTCAATCTTTGCCTCAATGGCTAGAACATCATATGATGAAAAAATACGTGGTTTATTATCGCGAATGGATAGATAGGTCACACACAAAAGAGCGCGAATATTTCAAAATAGAAAAACATCCCGATTTACCTAAATCGTGGACATCAAGTAAATCAGGTAAAGTTAAACTAAAAGACAAATTAGAAGAGGCGAATAAAGTTATCGACGATTTAGAGAAGAAACGGAAGGAGAAATTAGAGAATCAAAATACTATCGATACACTATAAATTTAAATTGTTGTACTATATTATATAAAGTTATACTTAAACCATCACCATATATTACATTTAATGATACCTAAAATTATACATCAAACGTGGAAAACATTAGATGTTCCCGACGAATGGAAAGACGCTGTTGATTCTTGTAGAAACAAACATAAAGAATATAAACATATTATTTGGTCTCACGAAATGATGGAAAATTTTGTTAAAACAGAATATTATGATTTTTATAAGGTTTATATGTCATACCCCCATAATATACAAAGGTGCGATGCTTTCCGATATTTGGTTTTATATAAATATGGAGGCATTTATCTAGATATGGATATAAATTGTAAAAAAAAATTAGATTCGTTATTGGAATATGATATAGTATTAGCGAAATCGTCAAATTTAGAATCCTTTTATACTAACTCATTTGTTATGGTTATACCAAATCATCCTTTTATAAAATTTTGTATTGATAGTTTACCACACTATGTTAACTCTTTTTATTACTTTGGAAAACACTGGCATGTAATGAATAGCACCGGACCCATTTTTTTAACGAAAATGGTAAAAAAATATGAAGAAAAAAATATAAAAAATATGTATTTTTTAACAAACGACGAATACGCAGGTGATTGTACTGTTTGTAACGAAGATACTTGTCAAGGGGGTATTTATTTTTCACACATTGTTGGACAATCGTGGAATAGTTGGGATTCATTATTTTATAATTTTTGTTTGTGTAACTATAAAAAAATAATAGTGGGATTATTAGTACTAATTATGGCATATTATATATTTTTTAAACGCAACAAACTATTTAAATTGAAAAAATATTATAAAATATAATATATACAAATATTATAACGACACGTGTTAACACCCATCGCCTCAAGACAATATGCAGATTTTTATCAAGACACTCACGGGTAAGACAATTACTCTCGATGTAGAATCATCCGATACAATTGACACCATTAAAGCAAAGATTCAAGACCGCGAAGGTATTCCTCCAGACCAGCAACGCTTAATCCACGGAGGTAAACAGCTTGAAGATGGTAGGACACTTGCTGATTATGGGGTGAACACCGAAAGCACACTTCACCTTGTGTTGCGACTTCGTGGTGGTGTTTAACTATTTATATCAATGATATAAAGATAATATTATAATAGTATAATATTATTAACTATGGGAAACAAAAAAGAACATAAAATAGAAAATGAATTTGTTCGTTGTTTAATATATAGAACGAAGATGTATAAATCCAAACCATCATCATGAGAGAAATTCATCAATAATATTTACTACAATGAACAAAAAA